ATACCAAACAAGCCTCCGACAATACTATCTGCCATTTGTATTCTCCTTAATAATTTGCGTAGCCTAATGGCACATAGTTACCATAAGCATCAACTGTTGGCGACATCATCCCTTGGTTTGTTATACCGCCCGTTGTTGGTGCAGAAGAAGTCAACCAGTTAGCCAAACCAGCACCCAATGTTGATGTTGGGCTTCCCAATCCACTTGCTATGTATGCGCCTGGTCTTGTCGTTGCCGCTGGAGATGTCCCATAACCTGCCGCCAAACTAGCACCTGTAAGTCCTAAACGACCTGCATTAGCACCTGCACCAGAGATTGATGTACCCAAACCAGTACCCAAGGTAAATGGTTGTTGTGCCATGTTCTCTAAGTTACCAGCCTGACCAAACAATCCTGCACCATAAAGAACTTGTTGCTGACCTGCTGTTTGAGCACCTGCCGCCAACTGAGCATCTTGTTGTGCCAGTGCGTTGTAATAGGCTTCTAATTCAGGATTAGCACCCATCAAACCTTGTGCGCCACTTGGACGCAAACCAGTAGAACCTACTGATAATCCACCACGACCTGTTTGGAATTGTTGGTTTCTTATGTTTGCCAACTGTCTTTGACGACTTGGATCAAGTAAGTCATACTGTTTAGACAAATAATTTTGAGCAACCTGTTCAGGGGTTTGCGCTAGGTAACTAGCACCCAAGTTCAACAATTGATTTTGAGCAGAGGTAATCTCAGGTGCGGCTGTGTATCCTGCACTTTCTAATTGACCAGTAGCAGGGTTAATATTGAATTGAGATGTGCCAAAGCGTGTTGTAACACCTACTGGACGGAACTGTGAACCAGTAGTTGCTGAACCTGTTGCCGCCAATAAGTCTTGTTGTGCTTTGAGTGCCGCATCCCTAGATGCTTGGGTTTGCATCAAACCACCAGCAGTCTGCAATCCACCTTGTATTAGATTAGCACCTGAACTTCCACCAAGCAAAGATGATAAGAAATTTTGTGCCGCTGTTGCAGAACTACCACCAGCCGCCAATGCCTTTTTTATTAAGGCTTGTGTAGCCGTATCTAAAGATGAAAGAATACTTGAATTTACATCTCCAGAACCGCTATAAACTGATGGTTGTAATCTAGCAATTTCTTGTGGAGTAAGATAGTTTCCGCCTGGCCCAAAGCCTTCTCCACCAGTCATTGCATTTGTTAAATCAACACCGCTAGGCAAATAAGGATTTTGAGCAAGAATAGTGTTATCTTGAACTATTGCCTGATTAGGATCATATCCAGAGAAAAAGTTTGTATCTGCCATGTTTGTCGCTCCCGTTGTTCCATTAGAACTTAATAAACCAGATGGTGTAACTTGGCTTATTGCCGTATTTGTTAAACTACCTGCTAATGATTGATCTAAAGGCTTACCACTAAGTAAACCTTGAGTAGTTCCACCAGCCACATTTCCTGCCAATGCAGAACCTGTTTCAGCCCCAACTGCGCCACCAACTTGTGTCCCTGCATAACTTATGGCGGCACTTTGGAGAGCCTTTTCTGGGCTTTGTCCAGCATCTAAAGCAAAACCAGCGTTTATATAAGGTATTAGATATGTTTGCCCCGTTGCCATAGCAGTTGCTATCGCCGCAGTCTGTAACGGGTTATCCAATGCCGCTTGAACAGTTTGCTCAACCGCTTTAACAACGGGTTGTACTACTTGCTCAATAACTGGTTCAACAATGGGATTAACCACAGTCTCCACGACTGGGTTGAATACTGCACCAATAAATCCACCACAACATCCCATGTTATATCTCCATTGACATTAAGTAAGGGTCAACTTTTCGTTTTTCATCTTTCTTAAAACTAACGGAAATTGCTCCTGCTGTCTTTGCTAGTCTTTCTGCCGTAGTTGTATTGTCAACATACATCTGCAACAAGCGAATATTTGCTTTTTTCATAGTAGCAAAGAATTCCTTAATTGCTTTTATGTAACCCATTGCATTACCACCATTGACAATATAAAACAATGCTGAATTACCAGAAACCTTATAAATAAACATACAGTCACCAGAACGAACGGCAAATGAGTTTTTCTGTTTCAATGTGCCATTTATTTCAGCAACCATTTGTGCTTTTGTTGTATCAAGATTATTATTCTTGATATGGTTTGCAACTATTTGTTCTGGAGTCATTACATTGTTCCATTCGCAATGATGTTGCCAATTACAGTCAAGTTACCAGAGGAATCTATTTTTGCCACAGGCGTAGATACATTGTAAATATATAAGACATTGGATGTTTCAACAAACGAGAAGTTTGTAAATGTTCCATCTGCTTTACTAGTAATGGCAGTCTGAATATTTGTGAACTCTGTATCAATTTCAGAGCCTTTGACAACTTTAGCCGCATTACCAGAGGCAAGCGAGTCTTTAGCCGCAAAGTTGGTGGTTTTTGTGTAATTTGCCATGTTATTTCCTTAAACCAATTTTCCGTGTTTAGCCTGAATTTCAATCTTTTGGATGCTTATTGACGAACCATTTATCTGAACTTCATAACCAGTCTGTACAACTTTTCCAAAACCTGACGCTTGACCTATCAATGTTGTCAATTGAATACCGCTTGAATAGTAAGCAATTGTTGTTGCGTTACTTCCATATTCAGCAATTCCGTATTCAGCAATGGTGCTAGTTCCAATGTCAACTGTGCTTGAGTAATACTGACCACTAAAGTCATATCCCCACTTAATTACAAAACCTTGATTTGTTCCACCAATAACAACAACAGCAATCCTTTTTAGGATAGATGTAATATTTGCATCGCCCAAATCAGCATAGTTGGTGTAATACTGAAACCGATAGGTAGAGGCATGATCTAAATAAGTGCCGTATTTACCAATGTAGCCATTCTTGCCAATCAATAAATCACCATTTCTGCGAGACAGCAATGCACTTGGTTGGATGCTATCCCAAACTGTTACCCTAGATGATCCATCTTGTAACTGAGCCTTTGTATCAAATACATAGACTTGTTTAGCCAAAGGCAAGGTCAACAGATAGAAAGCATTTACTTCTGAATAAACAGCCTTAATATCAGATAAGTTTTCACCAGAAACATAACCCATTAAGTCATTACGCACATTCTTGGACAAATCACGCAAAGGTGCTGATTTCTCTTGAATAGTACGCATTAGACTACGAACACCTGAGTTTGACAAAAACACAATGTCTGAGGCGGTTGTAACGATGGTATCTCTTGCTAAACATCCAATGTTGCCAATAGAGTCACTCAAAGTCAATGAAGATGGTGTTGTTGGGCTTGAATAAACCAATATCTGACGCTTGCCAAAGATGATAAGAAAGCCGTTGTGTGCGCCCAATCCCATGATCTGATCAGAACCATTAGGCCAAACCTGAGCAACATTCAATGATCCAGATGTTCCACCAGTCCAGTTGTGTCCTGCCAACAAATCAGAGAAAGTAATGGTTACATTGTTTGTTGTGGTATCAGCAACCCACAAGCGACCAAATGCAGATATAACAATATTTCCTAAAGGAACAGTACCTGTATATCCAGTCTTCTCTGAAACTCGTCTATATGTAGTTGTACTTACAGCAGGGTCATAGATCAACGGGTCATAACCAGACTGAAAAAAGTAGGTTATTCCATTTAAAGAAGCACATTGCCAATTGCTTGCAGTAATGGTTGGGGAAGTACCCCCTCCCCCATAGGTCAATTCCACAACAGCATTAGAGCCATCTAACTTGAATAACTTGTTGTTTCCAGCAAATAAAACAGTCAAAGTGCCATCTAATTGCACTAATTCATGGATTACTTTAACATCATTTGATCCAAGATTGCCAGATGATGAATTAACCCTTGACCAACCTTTGCGTGATCCAATACGACCATATTGGTCAATAATACAGTTAGTAGCAATAGACGCATAACCCGCCTCTAATGTAAGAGGAGAGTCTTGAGTATTCAACCCAAAGAAGCCTGGGGCTTGAACACTAAAGGTCTGTAATGCCTGTGCCATTACACCGCCTCAAACGTGTCGTTTTCAGGCGATCTAGCCAATTCCAAAGCAATCAGGTCAGACATACAAGACTTGTACATAGCAAACGCTTCTGAACTGCTTAAGCCACCATCCTCACCACGCTCAATCAATGCCCTAGCATAAGCACCCAAAACAATAGGTTCTTTTGCCAACAAGGTTGTAGATGAGTCTGTGGAAAAGTCTGCTTCTGGAACAATCAAACTAAACCGAATACTGTATACAGCATCAGGAACAGGCCAAAAGTTGACCTTAATATCGCCATTTGTATCTACACCCTTAATAGAGTAATACATTGGCAAACCTTTTGTAGGGGTTGGCGTTGTGTAGTAGAACGAGTCGTAATTGGCATGAGATAAAGGTGACATTTCATAAAAACTAGTGATGTTAATAACATCCATAGTCTTATAACGAACACCAGCACCCGTAATGCTATATGGGCCAGTTGTATTGGCAATAGTGTTTACAGTAATTGGGGTATTAAAGGCATCCCAATCGTAAGCATCAGAGACTTGACGCTTTGTATCATTGATGAATTTACCAATAAGACTAGAGAATGTTGTTTCAGCAACAGTTGTGACTTGTGGTTCACGCATACGAACCAACACATCATTAACCAATTCTAAATAGGTAGGTAGAGCCATAGACTACTTCTTTCCTTTATTTCTTGTCGAAATCGCTTTTGCTTTTGCCTTTGCGTCTGCCTTAGATGATGCACCCCATGCTTGCAGAGAAAGTAGCAACCTAGTAGGTTTGCCATCCTTATACTCTGCGCCTTCCATGTTGCCCATCCTAGCGAGAAAAGAAGCCCGTCTTGGATTGTCACCCGATTTAACAGGTGGTTTGAGGTTTCCCCCAGTTTCTGCATTATAAGATGATCTTCCCTTGGAGTTCAACCCTCCTTTAGGATTTTTACCTTCGGAGCGTTGCCAAGCGGGAGTTTTCATCACTTCACCTTTTTAGGTTTCTTTGCAGTTTTAGCAGATTGAATAAAGTCTTGTTTAGTTGGCGCACCTTTGCTACCAACTTTACGCATCTTTTCGCCAGAGCCAGCCTTAATCCTTGCCTGTTTAGCATGGATATTGGCATAGAGTCCTTGCTTAGTAGCCACTTTTCTTCTTCTTTGGTTTGCTCATGCCAGCCTCAGATAAGGCGATAGCAACGGCTTGCTTTTGTGACTTGACCACAGGGCCTTTCTTAGAACCTGAGTGCAGTTTGCCAGCACCATATTCTTTCATCACTTTAGACACTTTTTTAGCGGCAGGGGACTTCATCTTCATGCTAATTCCTTAGTTAAGTTCAGTTACAGAAACAGTTGAAGTGGTAATAGTCGCATCTTTGATAAATGCGATCTTTTGACCAGGCGTGACTTTGACGATTTCCACGCAATTTTGTGGAATCATCGCTGAAGTTGTAATACTTGCTGTTGGGCTACTAGCAATTGCATAGTGGCAATGACCTTGAGAACAGGCAATACGAATCATTGTGGTGTTTGTACCAAAAGCGGTCATCTGAACGCTACTTGTAGTGACTGTTGCTACTTGTGTAGTTCCCATTGAAGGAACGCCAAAAGCAACTTGGTTTGGGTCTAATTGAAAGGTACTCATGGTTTTTCCTTACTGAAGGGTAAGTTGATAAAGGGTGTTTTGATATAAAGCAACGATTTCAT